ACTGCTAGCGATACCGCCAGTGGGGCATTATTAACTGATGAGGAGAAACGTCAGCTACTTGATACAGTTAAACAAATGGAAGACGAGGCTACTACCAATGGCTAAGCCTTTTTCAGCTACATCGAGACCCCAGCCGGGAGCCCGCCCAGAACCTGTATCTCAAACAGTCTTTCCAGTTGAAGTCGTAGAGGTCCTGTTAAGTGAAAGCCATCCTGAGTTTTCTAATTCTAATTTGGTAATAGGATCTATCCGAGGTAGAAAGTATGATACAGAAAGAGGAACTCCGGCAGAAGACCTTCCATGGTACAATCCAATAGACCCTTCGGACTTAAAAATACCTTTAATAGGAGAGTCAGTCTTACTTATTGAATCCCCAAACCCTGGAGTGATTTACAGACCAAAATCTAGGGACTATTGCTATATAGCTACTGTGGGGATATTAAGAGCAATCAGCAATAATGCATATCCTGCGCCTACTAGACCTTTAGGCTCTAATGGGTCCCCGACTACATTCACGGGAAACATGGGACCACCTATAGTTCCCAAAATTGGGGATTATGTACCTGATGTATTTATATCTCCTTTAATGGCTTTTGAAGGGGATAGAATAATTCAAGGCCGTTGGGGTAGTTCAATACGATTTAGTAATACATCTAATGGATCTAAAGACTTTTCATTTTGGAATGGAGATGGATCAGATGGCGACCCCATTACTATTATTTCAAATGGAATTGGGGACGACCAAGAAAGTCTTACAAGAATGGAGGATTTAAATAATGGCTCTTCAAATATAATACTATCGTCCACCCAAGAATTAGACTTAGAGGCTTCTAATAAATTACCCCCTGGTTATGCAAAGTTAAACCAATATGCAGGCAGCCAAATAGTACTATCATCAGACAAGATAATTCTGAACTCTATGGAAGACTCAGTAGTAATCTCTGGTAAGAAGGGGGTGTCCATTTCAACTCCCGAATGGAAAGCAGACATAACTGATATCTGTGATATACTATTAACTGTGGTAACAGAATTCACTGCATTCACCGACGGATCCAAACCTGCAGTGACTGGCGTTGGCCCAACAGGACCTACCCCATCAATGGCCAAAATGAAACAAATATTAACTAAAATAAAAACCCTCCAACAATAACATGTCCCTAGAATTAGCAAAACCACAACTTAGATTAGATCTCACCGAGGCTCTTTTAACGGAGACTCCCAATCCAACCCCACAACAAAAGGCTTCCGCCTGGGTCGTTGCCGGCAATATGGCCAACGCTATAAACGCTTTTGTAGGAGAAGCAACGGTAGTCTCAGCAATAAACCCTTCTGGTACTATAGTCTCAACAACGATTACCTAATAACTTTATATTTATAGCTATAGGAACCTATTTATATGAAAAAGAAAGAACTAGTTGAGATCATCAGACTTGTAGTTAAGTCTGAGGTTAAAAAGGCTGTTAAGTCGGCCCTCACAGAAGTAAAAAAACCACCCGAAGCCCCAATATCTTTAAATGAGGCCCTAAGCCAAACTAAAGATGATGGAAATTGGAAAAACATGGGAACATTTGATAGTAAGGATGCTAGAGCCTCATTTGCAGCAATGCAAGGTGGAGGTGCTAATCCTGGGATGAACGCCCTATTATCAAACCCAGCAGTACAAAGAGACGAATCCCTAGAAAAAGCTTTCACCAGAGATTATTCATCATTGGTAAAGGCTATGAAGAAATAAGTAATTGGTTAGACAGGAGCAAAAATATAATCCTTTAGATTTCGAACCCGATGTTGCTATTGGCATTGGGTTGCCAATGACTCCTGCTGATGGCGGTAAATATACAACCCCTCTTTTAACATACCAAGGATCCAGCTCGATGGAGGCTTCAGAACAGGAGCTAGGATCTGAGAAATTCACAGGTGGGGTATTCTACTCTACATATACGACAAACGAACAAGTACAAGCCAACATAAGAAACCTTGTGCTAACCAACCCCGGTGAAAGATTTTACCATCCAACTTTCGGAATTGGTATTCAAGGATTACTATTTGAAAACATAACGCCATCTGTTGTAAAAAAAGTACATGAAGCTATCTTTACACAAGTCTCAGCATGGCTACCATATGTAACTATTAAGGCTGTAGATATTAATACAGATCGCATAGACAATAATGAGCTTAGAGTTAAACTTGACTATATCATATTTGGTAATGAAATAGATTTACAAACAGTAGTTATATTTGCATAGAGTAACTTAAATGAATAAAAAGGAAGTTAAATATTTAGGAAGAGACTTTGGAGATTTCCGAGAAGGCCTTGTAGATTTTGCAAAAAACTATTTTCCAGACACATACAACGATTTCAACGAAACGTCACCAGGCATGATGTTTATGGAAATGGGTGCTTATGTTGGAGATGTGCTATCGTACTATACAGACTACCAGCTAAGAGAAAGCTTACTATCTGCAGCTCAAGAGCGATCTAATATTTTAGACATAGCTAATTCCTTAGGCTATAAAGCTAAGGCAACTGCTCCATCACATGTTGAATTATGCGTCTATTTATGGCTTCCCGCTACGGGATCTGCAGGTTCAAAAGTTCCCGATATGAGATATGCATTAACGATACCTCAGGGCATGATGGTTTCAGGAGATACTACTGGTATTAATTTTACAACCCTTGAAGATGCTAATTTTACCAATACAGGATCTGCTAAAACAGATGTTTCTGTGTATAGTTTAGCTGGTACTGACCCTGATGCATTCTTAATCAAAACTAGAGTAAAAGCTATTTCGGGTGAAAGTGTAACTGAAACCTATAATGTAACTGCTGCTAAAAAGTTTGATAAATTTAAATTATTAGCAGATGATGTTATAGCTATAGAATCGGTTACTGACGCTGACGAAAATGTTTGGTACGAAGTACCCTATCTAGCCCAAGATACAATATTTGAACAGGTCTCAAACAAACCTTCAGTTGATCCAACAACCGCCGCTGATGCCGATGATTCTCCCTACCTACTAAAATTAAGACGTACCGCAAGACGATTTACAACTAGAATCAACAAAGACAATTATACAGAATTAAATTTCGGTGCAGGAGTTTCAACACAAGCTGACGACCTAATAGTACCAAATCCATCAACAATTGGAAATGTGTTAGAAATAGGAAATGCTGCTCAATTAGATGTGTCTTTCGATCCTGCCAATATGATGCAAACCAGAGCTTATGGTCAGGCTCCATCGTCAGCACTAACTATAAAATATCTTAAAGGTGGCGGCATAGCTTCCAACGTAACATCCGGCGCAATTAATAAAATAATAACTAAAACAATAAACCTTGACGAAGATGGTCTAGACACTTCTGTAATCGATGTGGTAAAAGAATCCCTAGCAGTAACTAATGAGCAGCCAGCAACAGGAGGCCGCTCAGCAGAAACCAATGAGGAAATAAGACAGAACGCTCTTGGGGCATATGCTTCTCAAAATCGCGCAGTTACAAAAGAAGATTATGTTTCAAGAGTCTATGCCATGCCTTCTAAGTTTGGTTCTATATCAAAAGCATATATAGCATCTGACGACAAAATAAGTAACTCTTCAGAACCAAACCCTTTAGCATTGAATTTGTATGTATTAAGCTATGACAACCTAAATAATTTAGCCACTACAAACACTACAGCTAAGAAAAATCTACAAACATATCTAAGCCAATATAGGATTTTAACTGACGGCATTAATATTAGAAATGGATTCCCAATCAACATTGGCATTGATTTCGAAATTGTAGTTCTTCCTAGCTTTAATGGTAAGGAAGTATTGGCTCAAACAATTGACATGGTAAGAAAGTATTTTGATATTGATAAGTGGCAATTTAACCAACCCATAATGATTGGGGACTTGGTAGCTAAGATGAGCGTTGTAGAAGGAGTACAAGCAGTGTCCAAAATTGATATTAAGAATAACGCTAGTGCAGACTCCGGGTATTCTGGCAACTCTTATAATATAGATACAGCCACGATAAATAATGTAGTCTACCCTTCTCAAGATCCCTGCATCTTTGAAGTCAAATATCCAGACAAAGATATACGTGGTAAAATTGTAGGATTCTAAATTATGATATATTCGATATTCCCAAAACACACTGCAACCATATATGAGCGCTATCCTGAGATGAACACCTCAAGGGATGAAATTCTAGAACTCAATAAAACAGTTTCTTCTTCCGCAGTCCTTGGTCTATTCAATACCAAGATATTACTCGACTTTGATCTATACACAAACAGTCAGTCAATGACAACAGATGGAAATACAGCAGCAGCTTATTTTCTAAATTTATATACATCAACTAGCAATACCCCTGACAATTCGTTCACTATCAAAACAGGACCTGTTGCAGATGCATGGACTCCAGGTCTTGGTCGATCGACCCATTTCCCAATTACAAAAACAGGAGTTGCTTGGAACTATCCATCTGATGGTAATACATGGACGAACACTACGGCTTCATTTACAGGAACAACCAATACAATAGAGTATTCGAGTATTGTAAAAGACCTAAGAATAAATATAACACCAGCTGTACAAGAGCTTGAGGTTTCTTCTGGATCCGACAAGGGTCTATTGGTTAGTCGAACTGTAGCTCAAGAATTAGACGGAAATAAATATGGGCATATAAATTTCTATTCTGCTGAAACTTCTACTATATATAAGCCCCGTTTAGAAATTCACATCGACGACGGTGTCCATACTACAGGATCGTTAACTGCATTGGATCTAACTGCAGAGTACTATGTATATCAGGCAAACAACCTCGGCACATATAAAATAGACTCAACTCCTAAATTCAGATTCATAGGTCGAGAAAAATATCCCACTGCTACATATACAGCTTCAACAGCTGCCCTCGTAGAATATCTACCAACATCAAGTTACTATTCTCTAGTCGATGTTCGTACAGGTGAAACGGTAGTTCCATTTGACACAACATATACCAAAATCAGTTGCGATGCAAATGGAAACTTTGCGAATCTAAAATTAAGCGGAATATATCCAGAAAGACTATATCAATTCCACATACGAATCGATCATGATGGAATAAAAGACTATCATGTCCTAGATGATATGTTCAGAGTGTATGAATAATGGCTTTTGAATCTAGAATAGTATTAGATGAAGTGAGTCACCTGTTCACAGGATATGATGGAAACTCCCCGGATGTATCAGGCTTTACAGGCAAAGCAAGAGTTTTCTTTGAGCTACCTGATATAGTAAGCGATGTTGTAGACCTTTTTTTAGACGGTCTTCCTTGGAAGAATGTCACAGAATATTGGGAGCTATCCGGATATAACGCAGATCCAAATTCCACAGCCGGCTTAACTTTTATTCTTGAAGACCCTCTTTATACTGATGACAACGGCAAGTATAAAAAGTTCAGATTGGAAAATATTCACAATCAGTGGATAACCGAAGGATTACAACATTTCGCCATAAAAGCAGAAAGGTCACCGGGATTCCTTTTCGGAGATAAATTCGCCCAGTTCACCGCTCATGTTTCTAGATTGGAATCTGATGTTTTGGGATGTACAAATCCTAATGCAGAGAATTACAATCCTGATGCAGTTGCAGATGATGGCTCTTGCCAATTTGAGCACACAGATCTAGACCAAGAGTCCGATGATGAGCTACTCAGAAACTCCACGGAAACTACGACGGAATATACAATGGACTCAAAGCCGTTAAACGACATACTACCTATGACTCCATTGGTATATGATGGTAAGAATTTGAACATCACCCTCGACTTGAGAAATATTACCTATAAGCCAGAACCTTTGGCTGAAATATTAGATCCGGAATTCAAGAGTTACTAATGAGCATTATTAAAAAATATGACATTCCAGGTATAGACAATGTGGTTAGCCGCTATCAAAATCCTGCTCCTGGATTCGAGGATGGAGCAGGCTTATTTTTTAGATGGCAACTCCTTGTTGGCGAGCATCCACTAGACAATTCCAAACTATCTGATTATATGGCTCCTCAATATGGTAGCTATAATATGACATGGCCAAATGGGCCCACTTTAAACTTCAACCTTCACCATTTGCTAGGTCCTCGGAGCGATCCTCCTGGATCATATATCTTAAAACTATATACCCATGGAACCAGAGAAAAGCTAATAAACACAAGGTCCGTAGAATTTTATGTAAAAACAATTTCCAATAAAAAGAATGAAATTGTTCTTAAGGTCCACGACCCTCTTTCTCTAGAAGGGAACACATTAGCTGTTAACACTCAAAGGGCAACCTTCCAAGCAGATGTCGCTGATCTTATTTTAGGGACTCTCGAATTAGACAACCTGGTATTGTCATTGGTTGATGGTTCTGTTATCAATGTTATATCTAGTAAAATATTATCAGGAACTGGATATGAGAACTTAGAACTAGCAGTAAAATTATCCAAGGGCGTTGCTAAAAATATAAAGCCAGGTCAACGTGCCAAGATAGAAGTCCAGATAACAGAACCTAGGGAATTCAGCTTTACTATTCCTCAACCAGCTTATGTCGAAGATCTCAACATAATGGCTCCCCCTGATTTCACGATCAACTCTGCCACATCACAAGGACCTGTATCTTCAAAATATGAAACCTGGGAATCTCTTCTAGGGTCGACTGAGGATGTAAAAAATAAATTATTAAATGCAACTTTTAGTGGATCAAATGCAACTTCTGCAGAATTGGGAATAGACTTTAGGAAGTATGAAAACTTCGTACACTTCAGTTCTGCTAAAGAACGCCTTGATAATTTCAAATATAAGATCCAATTGATAGAGTATTATGATTCCCAATCAGTAGCATTAAGTGCTTCGGCATCTCCAGCAGCAGAAGTAAATAGGGTTCAATTTGTAACAAAAAAGAATAATATTGTATCTAAATTTGATGCCTATGAGGACTATTTATACACCGAATCCTCATCATATGAAAATGGATCTTATGGCATCTTTAATGCTTCCACTTGGCCAAAAACAAACTCGTCAATACCATATACTCTAGCCCACTCTACATCATCGGCATTCACTGAATGGTACGCTACCCAATCAGCAACCGCACTTGACTATGATATAGACAATACATACAACCTAGAAAAAACTATACCTGCTCACGTAAGACTAGATCCTGAAAATGCAAACTACATGATGTTTGTAAATATGATAGGCCAAAACTTCGATCATGTTTACAACTACATTGATCATATGGATATGATTCATGACAGACAGAATGAGCTTCACCTAGGGCTATCCAAAGACTTGGTTTGGGATGTTCTGAAATCTCTAGGTTGGCATGGTATCAATGGCTACAACTTCGAAGACCTATGGACATATAAATTAGGCACTGACGAATCAGGAAGCTACCAGGCAACAGATTCTGGAAGCACCCAGATCCGTGTTAATGAAACATCAATGCCTACTGAAGACATTGCAAAAGAGATTTGGCTTAGGACACTAAATAGTCTACCACATCTCATTAGTACAAAAGGAACAGAGAGATCAGTTAGAGCCTTGGTTAATACTTATGGGCTTCCTCCCACAGTCTTACGTATAAAAGAGTATGGTGGAACCCCAAAAGAGATGTCAGCCAGTCAATATATCAAGTATGAAAATTCTAGCTACTCTCTTAAGTTTGACGGAGGCCAACATCTATCTATTCCTTGGAGTAAGTTAGACTCTGCCAACTACGATCACCTATCCGTAGATACTACAGCTCCTGATGCTATTGAGTTTAGATTTAATGCTTCGGTACCACAAACCTCAATGCTATTCTATAGTGGTACAAAATGGGCAGTAGAAATGGAGGCCCATCCGTCTGCATCAAATACTGGTTCATCATATTACGATCATGGCCTTTTAAAAGTAACATATTATGATTCCGATGGTTATGAAAGCGCATCAACGGGATACCAGCCTCTTTTTGATAATGACTGGTGGAACGTTCAGTTCGGGCTACAAGACGACAATTACTTTTTTCTAGACCTGAAAAAATCTGCAGACCATTCATCAGGAAGAATTACCCATAGTGAGTCCATCTCATTAAATCTTTCTACAAACGTCCACGACCCTGCCGCCCTTTGGGATTCTGTTGCAGCCCCACTGCACATTAACTTTGGAAAGAATGGCGCTGATGGTACTACAGCCTGGAGCCAAACCTCTCCGGCGGGTTATACAGGAAGCATCCAAGAAATTCGACTCTGGTCATTTCCTACCGGATCTGAAAAATTAACAGATGCTGCATTTGACAATCACGTTCTATCGCCTCTGTCAATAGAGTCAAATACCTACACAGGATCGTATAGTGAATTAATAGGCCGCTGGCCATTGGGCTCTACAGCAGCAACCTCTAGTATGACTATTGTTGATCTGGCATCTGAACACCCAAACCAATCTAGAACAACAACTCCATTTGTTTCGTCATATAATACTACGATGTCGATATCTGGATCAGGCTTCTATGGCACTTCTGCAGACTGGCAATACGAGGAAGAAACATTCTATACAGTAGTTCCTGAGATTATTGGAACAAGAGCAGTCTCAGACAAAATAAGAATCGACGATTCAACATACACTGGAAGTTTATATATAGATAGTTCTGTGGCTTCAAGCTCGACGAAACTATCAGCACCGGACTCACCCCTCCTCGGTGTATTCTTTTCTCCTAATGACGATATAGATCTAGACATATCCCACACAATAGGTGGTGCGAAGTTCGACGACTTTGTTGGTAATCCAAGGGATGCATATCGAACATCATATAAGGAACTTGGAAATATCCGGGACTTCTACTGGCAGAAATACCAAGCATCCCCTTCATTCGCAGCTTACCTTAAGGTTCTGAAGTATTTTGATAGTTCGATATTCCTACAGCTCGAATCACTACTTCCTGCAAGGGCTAATAAGCAAACCGGGCTATTGATTAAGCCGAATCTTCTGGAAAGACCAACAATAGCAAGAGTATCAGAATCCGTTGCAGATCTTACATATGAACAGGCAGAAGCTATAACCTTTAAGCCTGTATTTAGTACAGAATATTCGGAACCATATGAAGCTGTGTTTAAAACATATATGATTTATGACCGAGATACCCATGCTAGTGCTACCCCACACTTTCCAAATAGCTTTGATGATTCATTAGCCACAGGGTATGGCATAAGTAATATGGCATCAGCAGATGTACCGGTTTATGACCGCTCAACAGTAAGCAGACGCTATAGAACTCAGGCAACAGACGGAACAGACACTTCGGTATCAGTTCAAGAATTTATCCCAGCAGGTATTAACAATCATAGATATGCAGGGTCTAAATATGGAACTGTTAATGGGTCTATAGGGGGCATTATAAACTTAGTAAACGACCCTCAAGTTACAGGCAAAGGATTATTCGACGCAAGCACAAATATAAGATGTGCTATCGAAGTTGCGGAGACAAACCCAGTAGAATTAACATCAACCCAAGGCCCGATGACGGCTCTTGGAGATATACAAATTAGATAACCAATATTCAAGATATTTATATATACCAAAGGAGATATTAATGGGATATTTAGACAAATCAACAATAACTGTCGATGCTATATTGACAAAAAGAGGCCGTGAGAAACTAGCAGCCGGAACATTTAACATTACCAAATTTGCACTAGCTGATGACGAGGTTGACTACACATTATGGGATGAAAACCATGGTAAAGGAACAAATTACTATGGACAAGCAATTGAAAACCTACCTATGGTGGAAGCGGTGCCTGACGAATCTAAAGTTATGAGATATAAGCTCATGACCCTAGAGAAAAACATACAGAAGCTGCCATTCCTACAACTATCGCCTGCCAATGCTATATTCACAATTACTTGGAATGGCGATGGTACAATAAACGCTAAGACATCAATAGCAGGTTCAGGTACTGCATTTGCAGACACTTTCTATACCGCTATCATATCAGATGGTACTCTGGTAACATTCAGAGGTGATGATATTAACACTCATGAAGGTGGTTCAATATCTAAAAACTTCTTCGTAGAGGGTGGCTCAGCGGATATAGTCTTTGAGGGTAACAATCTTTCAGAGACAACTGATAAGACTACAACTATGACCGTCATAGGTAATGCAACAGGTATAACCCAAACCGTTACAATAAGTGTAACGAAGAAACCAGTTTAATAGAGGAATAAAATGGCATCAATAACAACAGTAACAGCAGGGAATTCTTCATTCATTGATTTCACAGTCGTTCAAAACGAAGCTGGAGACCAAATAGGAGGAGACATTCTTTTAAACCCAGTAGGTGAAAGAATAAACTCTGCGATGTGGTCCTCTGGTGATACAACATTAGAAGCTGGTGAGTTTTTCACATCATCTATACAGTCAGGTTCCTCTGGGGAATATTACTTAGATGTCTATAGAGCAGATCCACAATCAGACTCAACACAAGTCCCCCAGTTCTCTGTAGCTTATGGTAACTACTATGGATATGGGGAAACCGGACTAGAAGGGCAATCAGACCAAATGACTCCAACAAAAGCAATATACTCCCAATATGCCGCTTTACTTGAGGATAAAAATTCTACTGATGTTGATTTCAAGTTTAATTTCTCGGCCTCAGTAGCAGCAACTTCGATTTATGTTGTTAATATTGGGAGGAATCAATTAAAAGAACGTGTTGATTCTGGAAATTGGGAATTAAAGATTTCTGGTTCGTCGGGAATATTCTCTTTCGTCGATCAATATGTCGGCTCTGGAAGTAACGACCTCGGAGACGGACCAGTTCCAATAGTTTCAGGATCGATTGCATCTGGTATCGAAACTGGGGCCACCTACACCTCATATGGAAATTTTTATCCGAACTATGGAGTCATGGTTTTTGATACTGCAAATATAGATGCCACAACAGGTATGGCAGCAGATGGTTTGAAATATAGCTATGATGGGACAACAGCTGATTACACACAATCAACGACAATGCGAAAGACAGGACCATATGCTCTTTATAACGGCATCAAAGACGGCGCCTACTTTAAAGCAAGGAACACGGAGCACTTACACACCAGGACCTACTTTTGTAGAATCCCTTCGTATGCTGCTAACTTCTCGTCCAACCCTACATATGTTAAAACAACAACCCAAGATGGGTCGTTTTTACATTCGTCAATGGTCGGTAACCCAAAAAGCTATATCACAACTGTAGGTCTTTATGATGAGAATCACGAACTCCTGGCAGTAGCTAAGCTTAGCAAACCTTTATTGAAGTCATTCAGTCGAGAAGCTTTGGTTAGGGTCCGCTTAGAATACTAGGACTCTAAACATGGCTGGAGCTTTTAAAACCATAGCTACTAAAAACATAACCCGACACATTGCTCATAAATCTTATGCAATAAGTATAGTTGCGTCTTCGGGTAGTTTTGACGGCCTTGAAGTATTTGCATATCATGCAGAAGAAAATACCGGGGAGTATGGTCTTTCTGACACTGCCACTACTAATGGCTATAATCAGCGAGACATTTATAGCTCTATAAATACAAATTTCTATAAAAAAGTTGAAGGCCCCCCTGGTGAAGGTGGAGGCTACCAAGGTCATGTAGATCCAACATTTAAAGGATCCCTCCGCACCCTTATTGATCCATTAACAACTTCCCAAGTTATTTCTATACCACACCTAATGATCGGAGACGGCATTAAACCAGGAAGTGTTTCTATACAGCCATCCATTGCTCCATTTAACCTTGCTCCGATAACAGACGATTCAAATGGAAATCTTTTAAATGCAAGTGGAGGAAAAATAGGTAATATATTTTATACTTCTGGGATTATAGTTTGGCATATTACTTCAGAACAATTTAATGTATGCACTCTTAATTTTAAAAACACCCATGTAATAGAAGAGCATGAGTATATGTGTAACGCTACTAAGCATGAGTTTAATGCTACGACCAACCAGTCAGTTCTAAGTGACATAGCCAATGGAACAGTAGCTGGTTTTGTAAGTTCATCTGCGTTTAATCCATATGTCACATCGGTTGGTCTATATGACGACAACAGCAATCTACTTGCAGTTGGAAAATTAGGCCAAGCAATAAAAAAGTCAGAAAAGTTCGACACTTCATATGTCGTTAGGTTTGATACATAATAAATAATGAGTCACTGGAAGTACAAAGGCAAACCTCTGTCTGAAGTTCCCCAAGGATTTTTCGGTTTTGTTTATATAATTACCAATAGTAAAAATGGTAAAAAGTATATTGGCCGAAAGTACTTCGGAACCACAAGAAGAGTTAAAGTAAAGGGCAAGACCCGAAGAAAAATAGTTAGAAAGGAATCTGACTGGAGGACTTACGTAGGGTCCTCTAAAACCCTTACCTCTGCAATAGAAAAGTTTGGATATGACAATTTTAAGTTTGAGATTCTATTCCTAGGAGAAACAAAAGGCCAGGTAAACTACATGGAAGAAAACATTCAACATAAAGCAAATGTTATGATACGAGATGATTACTATAATGATTGTGTAGGTTCTAGGAAGTTCGTCTCTGTTAAGTTTACCGATAGATCAAAAGCATTAATTTTTGAAACAAACCTCCCAAAATAATTTTTTTTCTCGTAGTTATTTCTTATATTAAGAGGGCATGATTAAACAGAAGATAAAGCAGATATTAGAGAGTGTTCTTGGACATGGTCACGATAAAAACCATGGAGATGTATGGTTTAATTGTCCGTATTGTCACCACCCAAAACCAAAGTTGTCTGTAAACATAATTAATCAAAAGTGGCAATGTTGGGTATGTGGTAAGAAGGGTAGAAAGCTTGTAAACATTTTAAAGTCATTGCAGGCATCATATCAAAAGATAAAAGACTTAACTAAACTAGTCGGCGAAGTAGATCAATTCACAGTTGATAAGCAACCAACATTTGTTGCATTACCATTAGAATATATACCAATACTAGAAGGCAATATGAAGTCTCCTGACTTTAGAAATGCTGTATCATATCTTAAAAAGCGAGGCATTGAGAAGTATGATATCCTTAGACATTCAATAGGTTATTGTGAGTCCGGAGAATATGGTGGCATGATAATAATACCTAGCTATGATAGTTCAGGTGAGCTTAATTACTTTACTGCCAGATCGTTTTATGATACTGACTTCAAACATAAGAATCCAAAGGTGTCAAAGGATATTATTGGATATGACTTATTAGTTAATTGGAGTGAGCCTATTAATATTGTAGAAGGCCCTTTCGATGCAT